CCTCACCACTTTGCAGGATAGTTTAGTAACTAGTATATGATACTACGAGTATGAACCGGCCACAGTCTGCGTCCCCGAAAGCGTGAAATCTTTGCCTATTATGTAATCACCAGCACCCGGCAAACAGCCATAAGCAGTAGATACAATCTTGGCCCAGATTGCAGGCGTACGTAAGTAGAAGGTGCCATTTGCTGCAGCACCACTAATACTTAGCCCAGTTTTCTGTCTCGGGTTGCCACTGGCAGCATATGATACATCTAGGTTTGCTGAAAGGTTGTCGGTATATTCAGTACCATTAGGAACTTTCCATGCTGTTGTATATCCAGATGGGTCGGGGTTATAGGTATTACCACCCTTTAGTTGTGCTGAAATTGTCGTTACGGTAATGTATCCAACTTGGTCATCACTAGAAGGTATTCCACTTAGGCTTATTCCTATTCGGTAATTGGCGCCAGCGCAAGCACCCGTTGGTGGGTCATCGGAGCGACCCAAGAATACTTCCGTACCATCGGCAATGCTCCACGCAACACCCTTACTGACGGTGTTCCATGTTCGCGTGCCAGAGTTGGCCGAAGCCGTGCCATGCTTATTGGTGACATATCCATAAATTGAATATGATGAATTAAAACTCACGGGAATAGAAACATTCCAGCCACTGCCAGTCCACGAAAAATAACCAGAGTTACTTACCGAGTTGAAGGTATTTGAATTGACGACAACATACGCAGTCTGATAATACGATGGAGCACTCAGGAAAAGAAATGTATTTCCTACGTAACTATTGCTCATACCTGATCGCCAACTTAGCGTCGGAGCGGCGGGGACTGGAGAGTTTGTTGTTCCGGAGTCACTCACTGATGATGATACGAAACCAGCACTATCTACCGCTCGTACATAAATTACATAGGCTGTATTCTCTGCCAAGCCAGTAACTTGATTTCCTGACAACGTCAACCACGTTGAGTTGTCGAAACTATATTGATAAGATGAGATTGGGTATGATCCAGCAGTAAAACTGCTTGGCACTACATTCAATACTTTAGATTGTGGACTCTCCGATGAGTACGTTGGTGGATCAACAGCAACAGACCCAGCAGTAATTGAGCGTCTTGCAGTCAACGTGACGGTTCCAGTTACAATTGAACTCGCATTGGGCGTGGGTGTTCTGTCATCGATTGTTCGGATATCTACGTAATATGTTGATCCGGGAGTTAGAAAAGCGCCGGAAGATGTTGATGTTCCAACAGTTACTGTCCCTGAGGCGGTTTGCCATGATGAAAATCCACTGACATATGTGCTCGGCCCAGATCGAACTGTGTATTGAGTTGCGGAAACTGGATAAGAATTTGCTGAACCATTACTGACGGCAAAAGTGAATGAAAATTCTCCAGCCGCAAAGGCAGCAGGTGTTGGACCAGACGAGAATGATGGAGCACCTGGAGCAACAACAGCATTGGTTGTTACGGTTTGATAACTGGTATTGGTCGTTGTTCCGGAAGTCGCTGCAAGCGACCGCATTATGACCTTATATGTTGTACTTGGCGTCAGTGCACCCACTCCGTTGTAAGTGTCTGCTCCATAGGCAATCGGGCTACTGGTAGTTGTTGTCCAATCAACTAATTGAGAACCGGCAGCGGTTTCTATGCGGTACTGAGTGGAGCGCGAATATGTGCCAGCACTTCCAGCAGTATAAGTAATATTGAACTTGAATGTGCCAGCATTTCCTGCAGCGGGCGCAAGAGAAAATGTTGGTGCCGCTGGGGCAATTTCTGCAGATGTCGTAAATGAGGCGCTTGTTTCTTCGCTGACCTGCCCACCGGTATCGGTTGTGCGGAAGTATGCGGTATATGAATTTGAAGGGGTGAGGTTGGATGCCGAAATATTTCCCCCACTTGTTACTGTAGCCCAGTCTGAAATAAGTGTTGCGCCTTGCATTATTTTTGCTTCCACATAATTGACTGGATAGGAAGTGGCATTCGTGGTGAATGTAACTACAGCATTAAGTGCTGATACGGCAAAAGAAATAGATGTTGGGGGGAATGGGGGTAATCCATTAGTAAAGCCAAGACCCCTAGCCGATAGTCCATTAAACGACGACAGAATAGGCATTATGCAAACCGTGTTCGTGATGCAAATACGGTATAGGTATTTGCTGCTGTCCTCACTATGGTGTAGGTATAGGCATCGGTGCCAGCGCTGGTATTCGACGACGAGGGGACAACGCCACCCTGCCAAATTAAAGTACTTCCCGTGAGTGTTATGGAGTTTGAGAAGCCACCAGATGATGCGATCTTTGCAATGATTGTTACTGTTACGGATTTTCCATTGGCGTTAAGCAATGTACCAACATTTGTAAAACTTGGAACCCAGGTAATGCTTTTACCTGTAGTGGGGTTGAAGTAGTACGCGGTTGAGGTTGTGACATCAATTGTCTGCGTACCGCCAGCACTAGATGTTCCGGGAAGGTTTGCGGTCTCATCATAAGTCATTGCTTCGACCGGCATGGTTAGAACAGCCTTACTGACAGTTGCGGTATTGATCGTTGGTGAAGTAAGGGTTTTATTTGTCAGAGTCTCTGATGCCGTGAGTTCAACTATCTGGTCAACGTTATTTACTCTTACGATTGCCGGAATATTTTTTACTGCCATATTTAACTCTCTTCGATTCCATAGACGGTTGCGGTAACGCAAGTTGCTGTATCGCAGACCATATACAGGTCATCATTATTTCCATTTGTCAAAACAACCGACAAGTTGAGAATAAGTGTTTCGTTCGGGTCAAGTTGGACATTCTTAAAAAGTGCATACTTATCAGCAATTGCTGTCTCTGAACCGGGGAGTACGTAAATTCCGACTTTTGGAGAGGATGAGTTACTTGTGTTGCATAAAATTATCTGTTTAATAATTGCAGTAATTGATGCTCCGGGCGTATATACGGCAGCAGCGGTTGTCGCAAGTTGCGTTGCTCCGCTAGTAAGTGCCCCAGCAAGGCGTTTTTGCGTAAAAGCCATCGTAGGCCCTCCTTAGTGAACGTCACTAAGTAGTTTAGCGCACCGATGGGCGATAGTTTATCAGATAGTTATATCAAATTTATCATCAAGATATTGCTTATACTTATTGGCAATAATTGCAACATTCTCTTGAATTAGGGCATTGTGCTGTCGCTGGGCAGTCTTGGGCGAAATGTGCTGCTTGTAAATCATCTTGGGGATGTGGTGGCACTTTGTGGTGAGGAATGTTCTGACACATAGGTCGTAGTCATCAGCCACCTTTAGGTTCCAGTCGTGGCCATTGAGGGAACGGTAAACATCGGCGCGCCAGGCCCTCACATGATTGGGCGCCGACACAATATGTCTCATTGTGACCGTATTCAGTTCAGGCGCACGCATTGTCCAAACACTGTGCTGCTCGTCCCAGTAGTCGCTGCCGTACCCGAAGGCCCAGCCGCTCGGATAACGACCGGATTGTCCGTCTGGAAGAATTTCACACCAGTCCGAGTAGACGAAGCCCACCTCTGGGTCGCTCATAAAAGCATCATTAATCAACTGCAGGGCGTCTGGCATCAATTCATCGTCATGGTCAAGTTCGACCAAAATGTCACCCTTGGCAACCATGAAGCCGTTTCGCTTCACTTCTCCAATGGAGCCAGAATGAACATGAGAGCGGTGCATGGCAAGTTTGTAGCGCTCATCAGCGCAAAAACCATAGAGTTGCCGCCAAGTCTCATTGTTGGTTGAGTCGTCCCAGACAACCCATTCCCAATCCTTGAACGTCTGAGACTTCAAGGAACCCCAAGTGCGAGCCAAGATTTCTTGAGGCGTGTTATATGTTGGGGTGATGATGGAAATCATGCCGGGTGAACGTGAAACTCCGTCGGATTGCAAATCAAGAATGAACTGATAATCAGTTTGTCCGAAGATACGGGGACAAGTGCTTCATGGGGATACATCCATGTGGCGGGGAAAATAACAATCCCACCCTTTTCTGGTTTAACTCGCAAATTTTGATACCTGAAGTATGTCTCGCCACCCTCTTCGACAGAATTGACATAACACAAGATGGTGGCCACCCTGTTGTAGACGCTATACGACCACTGCTCTCCGTCAATGTGCTCTTTGTAGTAGCCGTCATTTTGCTTGTACATCTGCCACAAATAGCCAGTGTCTTGAATGTTTGGCGCTGTTGCGAGAAAAGTGAATTCGTGCAAATACTGCGCAACCGGGCCTTTTAGTTCCTGATAAATTTTTTCATCAATTCTGTTGCGTTCTTGCTGAACTTCACGTTCATTGACAAACGTGCGATTGACATCTTGGTCAAGAGTATTTTTCCACTTTACATTGTCCGGACCAATCGACTTCCCCGAAATTGTTATGCCAGGTAGTGAGTGCGAGATGTTGCGGTAATACGATTCCCATATCT